GCGTGTTGCTGTCCGCAACATCAACCCCATTGACACGGAACCAAATGTCAACGTTGGCCTCTTGGCTATCAGCATTGCGCAACTGGGCGCTGAACTGCACGTTGTAGATGCCCGTGCGCGTCACGACAGCCTTGGTGTTATCGGCAACCGAAATCCCGTTGGCGATGTCCGTTGTTGCAAACTGCATCGGCGTTGCAGTGTTGATGGACGCTGTTTGCAGCACGTTGCTGTGAAACGAGCCAACAATCGGGATGCGAGCAAACAACTGCTCGCCACCGTCAGTGTCTTTGACACCAACAATGTCGCCGCTGGTGTTGTCGTAGAGGAACTGCGAACCCTGCTTCAGAAATGGCATGTGTCAAACTTCCAATGCTGATGGTGATCCGTACCCAGAGAACATGTTCATCACATCTGTCAACGCGGTCTGCTGATCGGTCGGCGACGCAGCCAGGTTGCGAGTCGCCTTGCTGGCCTGCTCAACCGCAGCCACCTGCTCCTTAGCCGCCATTGCCTGGTTGCGCGCATTGCGCACCATCGCCACTTCCTTGTCCGCAATGATGAGCGAAGGATCGACCCCAAGCATGTCGGCATAGATGTCGGCCCACTGGTCGCTGTCGAACTTGTCGAGCACGTCGGGCTTCATCTGCGCGATGGCGCCGAGGTTGCCGACGAATCTGTCAACGCTGTTCGTGCCGATGGCACGCTGTGCCTGCGCAAGCATGCTGACGAACTCGACGTTCAGGTCCATGCCCTGCAGTTCCTCAGGCGCCGGCGGGACGATGCCAGCCTGAATCATGCGCGTGAACGTGATGTCAATGAGCGGGTCGAGCAGTTCGTTGTGCAGGCGCTCAAGCACGGGGCCGAGCATCAGCAGCTTCTCCTCGTGGCGCTCCGCAACCTCGGTGGCCGTCATGCGTAGGTTTTGCTTATCAGCCAGCATAAGGAACATGTCGGCGTAGAACGCGCCTCGCACGCGGCCACGACAATCAATGATGTCGTTCAGCAGGTACTGCAGGTTCAGGTTGACCTCAAACGCGGTCTTGATGCCCATGCCTGCGCCGTCAACGAACGAGATACCGCCAGGCAGCGTTTCGACGTCGCGGTTCTTCATCGACACGGGAACCTGCAGCGGCGGCTTGGTCTGGAAGTCGATGGCCTGAGCCTTGCGCAACTGCTCGTGCTGCAACTGCTTGATGTCGCCGAGTGCTTCCATGCCGGGCGAATTGCCATAGATGTCGCCGCCGGAAGTCGCCCAACGCGGGACGAGCGCAGGGAACTGTTGGAACCCCGACTCGCGCAGGAACTTGCCTTCCTCGCCGCCGACCTCAAAGTACCACGACCCGTAGGCCATGTTCTTGTCATCGCGCTTCCTGTGGTCACGGTCAGCGCGTGGTTCGATTGCGTGGATGATCGGCACCCAGGCGTCGAGCGTGCCGCGGTCGTACATGTTGCGCACCGTGATGCTGCAGTTCTTGTAGCCGAACTCCTTGACGAGATCGGCCACGGTCACCTCAAACTCGCGGTACAGCGTGGTCACGCGACCTTGGAAGTCTGTCGCAATGCAGTACTCGCCGCACGTGACGGGGTACTGGTGGATGACGTTCTTGTAGTCAGGGAGCACGACGCTGACCGCCGTGCCGAACGCACCGAGTTCCTCGTACATCGTGTGCAAGGCGCGGTAGGTGTTCGACTTCTGGAACACGAGCTGCATGCGCCGCGTGACATCGTCAAGCCACAACTTGACGGGCTGGTAGGAGTTGAGTTCCGGATCAGCGGTGGCGAGCCTGAACCACTGCCGTGCAGGCGATGTTGCTCCGGCCATCATGCCAGCACCAAGCGTGCGCAGTGCGCCAGTCCCGGTGTTGTCGTAGATGTTGTTGTGCCGGCGCCAGCCCTTGTCACGGTCCTGGCGGAAGTATCGACCGTTGCGCGGCAACAGGTAGGTGGTGATCTCCTGCCAGTGCGCAAGCCACGATGCGCGCTCAGACTTGAGCATCCCCCACCGCGTGAACAACTTGTCCCGCGTGGGTGCGTCTGGGTAGGACTGCGCGTCGCCTGTGTATTCGCTCATCTCAGCCTCCGAGGAGGGTTGACCGGCCCAAGGCGAGATCTTGCTGCGATACGCCGCTTGGACCAGTCAGCATGGTGCTTGATGGTCCTGAGCTAGTTTCTGCAGCCGATTGCATAATGCCTGCAATATCAGGCTGGCGTCGATTAGCTGCTCGCATCGCCATTTCTGATTTCTGGCGTTGCGATTCAGCCGATGCAGCAGCTTGCGTCTGCGCCTGCTTCTGCTCGTTCATAGCCTGCTTCTGGGCGTCGCTAGCGCGTTCGCCTGAATAGACCGCGTAACCAGTTCCTGCAGCCGCGATACCAGCTGCCACGCCAGCGATGATGCTTGAAACTGCTGCCATGTCAAATCTCCTTAGTGTGCATGCGTTCGGTGACACTATAACCCATTCGCCCCAACAATCTTGCAACAGGTGTGTCACCTTGGACAACAAGATCGCTCATGGCGATGTATTGCACGTCGAGGTTGTGGGCGTGATCCTCAAATGTCTTGAGCAGCCGGATGCCAGCCGACGTGGTTCGGTACGCCGTGTCAACCCACCACGCTAGTTCGATGGCGGTCCTGACGTGCGCCGCAAACCACAGCGGTCCCGTCACGCCGAGGATCGCGCCGATGACACGCCCGTCCATTTCAGCGACGAACGAGCACTCGAACGCAATGATCTGGGCAATGCCGGCCTGCAACTGCTCGTCGGTCACCTGGATGTTGCGGTACTCGCTGTACTGCAGGAAGTCTCGGCCCATCGCTGTCAACACGGCGGCGTCTTCGATGGTTGCCAAGCGGATGTTCATTGCATTGCCTCGTATGGGTCGTAATCGTTCCGTGCGCGTTGGTCGATTCGTTCGCGGATCTCGCGTGGCAGCGCCTTGGCTACCGGGAACGCGAATGTCAACGCAAGGGCGTCGGCGATGTCGGGGCTTGCGCCGCCCTGCAGGCGCTTCTTGATCTCGTCCTTGGACTCAAGCACGCGCCTGCCGACCATGTCGAACTCGTAGGTCGGGGTGGCGAGTTCTGCCTTGAGCGTGGTGTCGTTGGGGATTGCGCCGCCAGACTGCAGCCACTCGCGCATGGACCACCACATCTCGGTGCGCTTGTTGACATACAGGTTGGGGTAGATCGCCTTGCCGCCAAAATTGACCTCAACGATGTCGTAGTCGAGCTGCCGCAGGCGGTCAATGACGCCGGCCCCGCCGCCGACGTCAATGAACACAGCATCCGGGTCGCGGTCCTCAATCAGGTTGGCAATGCGCCCTGCCAGCGCCATGTTGTCGATGCCTTGGAATATGCTCGGCGTCTCCATGCGCAGCCCCTGCCGGAATACGACCACGCTGCGGTCATCACCGAACCTGGCCGGGTCAACCCCCATGACAAGCGGCGCGTCGTTGACATCGCGGTCGGGGTACACGAGCGAGGCAGCTGCTTCAGCGTCGGCGAGCGTGATGAGCTGGTTGTCGCCTGCAGCGGTGAAGTCGCACAGGTACTCGCGTGCGTAGGCGCTCTCGGGCATGTCGCGCCTAAGGCGCTGCACTTCGACCTTGTCGATGGCGTCTGTATCGTTGACGGTATAACGAGCGGCCCACCAGTCTGGCAGGCTGCTGGCCCGGTAGAACAGCTCGCTGAACAGGTTGATGCCCGCCGGCGTTCCGATAAACATGGCCCACCCCTGACGGTCGGACAGGGCTGGCTGGATGATGTCATTCCAAACCTCGGGCCGGATCTGGGCGACCTCGTCAATCACGCAGCCGTCGAGTCGGACGCCGCGCAGGGCGTCGGGGTTGTCGCCTCCGAACAGGCGGATGGTTGCGCCGTTGTGTTTGAACGTGACGGCCAGGTCCGCCTCGTTGATGTCGATGGCCGCGGTCTGTCGCATGGGCAAGAGTTTCTGCTTGAGCCGCGCCCAGGCGATGGCGCCCAAGCAGGAGAAAAAGGGCAAGTTGGACGCCCTCTGCAGCGCCATAGCGGGCCTCACCCTGAGCCAGATTGTTTCCCACGTGCGCTCGCTGCGTGAGGACTTCAACGCGGGCATCACCCCAAAGGACATCACCTTTGCGCTGAGGCCCCTCCTCGACAACCTGCTGCAGCTGGAGCACATTAACATGTACCACTTGCCGGTGGACTCCACCCTGGTGCCCGGCTACTACGACGTCATAAAGCGCCCCATGTGGCTTTCCCTGGTGAAGCGGCGCCTGGACAACGGGCACTACCGCACCTTCCGCGCGTTTGCGGAGGACGTGCGCCTGGTGTGGCGCAACGCGCAGATCTTCAACCCGCCCTCCAACTATTACAACCAGCTGGCGGGGCGATACAAGATCGTGTTCGAAAAGTGGTACGAGAAGAAGGTGGAGGCGTGGATCGACCTCTACACGAAGCGCAAGGAGAACAAGGACTTTTGCGCCGTGTGCGGCGGCGGCTTCCCGCGCGTGGCGGCGGGCACCGCCCCCGTGACCGAGGTGGACGAGGTGTTTATGTACGAGCCGCCCACCCTCT